TGGCGACACTGAAATCGACCCGAATGTGCCCATCCAGGTGGGGCTTGACTTCGGATTGACCCCAGCCGCCACCATTGGACAGCGCTTGCCCAACGGTCGGTGGCTGATTCACCAGGAAATCGTCACCTTTGACATGGGGCTGGAGCGCTTTGGCCACCAACTGCTGGCCGAGCTCAACCAACGCTACCCCAGCCACCAGGTAATGATCTGGGGCGACCCGGCGGGCATGGCAAGAGACGCGATTTACGAGGTCACCGCCTTCGACTACCTTAAAACCCTGGGGCTCCGGGCCCAGCCCACCGCCAGCAACGACTTCAAGGTGCGCCGCGAGGCCTCTGCCGCCCCAATGCAGCGCCTGATTACTGGAAAGCCGGGCCTGATCATCAACCGGGAGTGCAAGCTGCTGCGTAAATCGCTGGCCGGTGGCTACCACTTCAAGCGGGTGGCGGTCGGCGCTGGTCAAGAGCGGTTCCGAGACGCGCCAAACAAGAACGAGCACTCACACATTGGCGACTCCTTCGGCTACCTGATGCTGGGCGGCGGCGAATACAACCGAATGACCCGCACCCACCAGCTCGGTGGCCGACCCATGGGCCAGTCCAGCGCCAGCACCGAATTCGATGTGTTTGCATGAGCATATATCGCAACGATATACAGCTATTGCGTGCTGTCCAAAGCCTATTAGAATTGTTTGCATATGATTGAAATTGACTTGGGTGTTGTGCATCATTTTTCTGACGGGTTGTACGCAAAGGAAATGCTGTTGCCAGCAAATCATTTTGCGGTCAGCCACGCGCACACTTACGACCATTTGAGCATTTTGGCCAAGGGTGATGTGACGGTGGAGGTTGAGGGAGTGAGGACAGAATACAAGGCACCGGCCTGTATCAACATCCTTGCTGGCTTGCATCACACAATCACAGCACATGAAGACAGTGTTTGGTTTTGCATCCATGCGACAGAAGAGAAAGATGCAGACAAGATTGATTACGTTTTGATTGGAGGTTAGTAGCATGCCTTTTTATATTGCCAGCGCCATCATCCTGAGTACCGCATACACCGCTGACGAAGCGCGAAAGTCGAGGCGGCAGGCCGAAGACGAGCAACGAACCATGCTTGCACAACAGTCGGCTGATCAAGCCGCTATGCGCACCGAGCTGCAACGGCAAACCGCCGAGTACGCCAAGCAAGGCGCCTCTCTTGAGCAGCAAGCACAAACCGCACGCCAGCAATTTGAGCAGTCTCAGCTCAACTACCAGACCAACAAGTTGGAGATGGAAAAGAAGTCCAAGGAAGTGCAAGCAGCCGCCGATGAGGAGCGCCGCAAAGCAGCAACGGCCGAAGCATCTGCGCTCAGAGCTCGCACCCGTGGAGGCCGCAGGTCGCTGCTTTCGGGTGAGCGCATGGACGCAGAGCTGGGTGTGCCAATTGACTTAGGCTCGGCCGGCATGAGGTTGCAGTAATGGCCACCCTACCTCAATTCAAGCAGCGTCAGATCGCCCGACGCAGCACATCCGACATTGACCGGCTGGCCAAACAGTACAAAGCCAACGTCGATGCGCTCACGGGCGAATATCAGACTGCGTTCACCGGCTATCAAGCTGGCGTGGCTGAGAAGATGAAGCCGTTTGAGGCGCAGATGGCCGCATATAAAGAGTCGTTGCTGCCGACCTACGAAACTCAGAAAGCCGCCTACCAGAAAAAGCTGGATGAGTACACCGCCACGCTGTCCAATATTGAAAAAAACCCTGTTATTGAGAAAAGAGGCACAAGGACAATTTTGAACCCGGCATATGCTTTTTCCAATCCATATGACCCAGGATCAATGGCCCCTCAATATCAACCGCAATTCATTCAAGAGCCGTATTCGTATTACGAAAAAAAACCAATCCCAAAATTTGAAGGTGCCGCTCCCAACATACCAGAGGCTCCAGTCGCACCAGCAATCGAAGAGTTTGATTCGTCAAAATTTGCAGCCAAAAAAACTGAAGTGGAGAGTGCGTTCAAACGAGAAGTGGGAGAGCGCCGCGCCGCAAGGGTCGGTGTCGTATCCCGCAAGATGACCCGACCAATGTTAAAAGGAGCTGAATGATGCCCGGACACTACGACGACAAATCAAGCAAGATGAAAGACAAAGTCGCCAAGACCATGCGCGAATACAAGGCTGGTCAGCTGAAAAGCTCAAGTGGCGACAAGGTCACAAACCCAAAGCAAGCCGTGGCCATTGCCATGTCTAAAGCTGGCAAGGAAAAGAAATGAAAGAGGTCTGGGACAAGCCTCGGCCCAAAGATCTTGGCAAGCCAAAGGAAATGTCATCAGCCGAGAAGCGCAACGCCATGCGTCGTGCCGCAAAAGCTGGCAGGCCTTACCCCAACTTGGTTGACAACATGGCTGCGGCGCGAGAAAAGAAGTGAGCAAATACAAGGATCCAGAGGGTGGGTTGACCGAAGCCGGTCGGCGCAAGTTTGAGAGCTCTGGTGAAAGCGGCAACCTGCAGCCGGGTGTCAAAGAGAAGAACCCCGCGGGCCAAGCGCTGCGTCGCAAGGGATCATTCCTGACCCGTTTCTACACCAACCCAAGCGGCCCACTGGTGAACGACAAGGGCAAGCCTACCCGGCTGGCGCTGGCTGCCAATGCGTGGGGCGAGCCGGTGCCGCGTACTGCTGGTGCCGCAGCAAGGCTGGCAGCCAAAGGCCGCAACATGTTGGAGAAGTACGAATTGCAAAAGGATTGATATGGAATACGACAAGAACGCACCCGGCGGCATGCGCCTGACACCAGAGCAGATCTTGAAGCGGCAGGCCGCTGCCCAAGCCAAGAAGGACGAATTCCAACAGCTCTACCAAGATGCTTACGAATTCGCCCTGCCGCAGCGCCAGCTCTACGGCGTGTGGGAGGGCGGCGCGGTTGGCTCCAAGAAAATGCAGCGTGTCTTTGATTCGACTGCCATCAACTCCACCCAGCGGTTTGCCAACCGGCTGCAGTCTGTTGTCTTTCCACCACAGCGCAAGTGGGCCAAGCTAGAGGCTGGCTCAGATATTCCCCCCGATCGCAAACAGCAGGCGCAAGCCGTGCTTGAGATCTACCAGGAAAAGATGTTCACCATGCTGAACCAGTCCAACTTTGACATCGCCATGGGTGAGTTTTTGTTGGATCTGGCGGTCGGCACCGCGTGCATGATGGTGCAGCCCGGCGACGACGTGCAACCGCTCAACTTTATCCCCGTGCCACTCTTCTTGGTGAGCTACGAAGAGGGTGCCAACGGCCAAGTGGACAACGTCTACCGCCGCATGCGCATGAAGGGCGAGAGCATCCAGCGCCAGTGGCCAGATGCCGACATCCCTGACGACATGCAGCGCCGCATTGAGAACAAACCTACGGACGACATCGAGCTGCTGGAGGCCACAATTTACGACTACAAGCGTGGCGACTATTGCTACCACGTTATCGACAAAGTGTCCAAGCAAGAGCTTGTCTACCGCCGCCGCAAGATGAGCCCGTGGGTGATCAGCCGCTACATGAAAGTGGCCGGCGAGATCTACGGTCGCGGCCCGCTGATGACCGCTCTGCCAGACATCAAGACGCTGAACAAGGTCAAAGAGCTGCTGCTCAAGAACGCATCGCTGGCCGTGGCCGGCGTCTACACCGCTGCAGACGACGGCGTGCTCAACCCAAACACGGTGAAGATTGTGCCGGGTGCCATCATCCCGGTGGCCAGAAACGGTGGATCGCAAGGCCCGGCCCTGCTGGCCCTACCCCGCTCTGGCGACTTCAACGTCTCCCAGCTTGTAATCAACGACATGACGCAAAGTATCAAGCGGATCTTGCTGGATGAGTCGCTGCCGCCAGACAACATGAGCGCCCGCTCGGCCACCGAGATCGTTGAGCGCATGAAAGAGCTGGCGCAGAACCTGGGCTCTGCCTTCGGCCGACTGATCAACGAGACCATGATCCCCGTCACCGCCAAGATTTTGGAAGTGATGGATGAGCGTGGCCTGATCGACATGCCCCTGCGCGTCAATGGCCTGGAGGTCAAGGTCACCCCGGTGGCCCCGCTGGCCATGGCTCAAAACATGGAAGAGGTCAACGCGATCATGCAGTACATGCAGATCAGCCAGAGCCTGGGCACCGACGGTCAGTTGGCCATCAAGACCGATGTGCTGGTGGACTATTTGGCCGACAAGCTGGGCGTGCCAGCAGCCGTGCGCAACACCGCCGCCGAGCGCGCCGTGCTCATGGAAGAGATGCGCAACCAACAGCAACAGCAAGCGATCGCACAAGCTATGGCCATGCAGGCCCAAGCCGGTGCCGGTATGCAAGCGCTACCCGCGCCATCGGGGATGCCCGCATGAGCTGGGATGAGATCAACGCCATCGGCGAAACAAGCGACATCCGCGAGGTTGACCAAAAACGCGAGGACTTGGCCAAGCTGACGCTGCGGGTGTTCGGCTCTGAAGATGGCCAGAAGCTGCTGCAGTGGCTCAAAGACATGTATGTGAATGTGCCCATCGCCGTACCGGGCGCAGATTCCTCGCACGCCTACTTTGCCGAAGGGCAAAGGACAGTGGTGAGGGACATTGAGGTGCGGATTAACTCAGCAAGGAAACTATGAACGACACAGCAACCGTCGAGCCCGGTGCCACCGGCCTACTCGACAACGTGCAAGTGAATGACCAAACCACCCCGACCAATCCCCAGGCCGTCGAGATTGATCACCGATCTGACATAACGGCGGCGACCAGTTCAGCGCCAACAGGCGAAGATGAGCCGCTCGAAAGGCCAGACTTTTGGCCAGAGAACTTTTGGAAGAAGGACGAAAACGAGCCAGACCTGGAAGGCATCGCCAAAAGCTGGTCAGATCTGCGCAAGCAAATCAGCCAGGGCAAACACAAAGCGCCAGCAGACGGCAAGTACGATCTCAAGGTTTTTGGTGACGAGGCCGAAACCAACCCTATGGCCACCACCTTGACAGGGTGGGCCAAGGAAAACGGCCTGTCACAGGCGGCATTTGACGATCTGGTGGGCAACCTGCAGACCCAGGCCAAAGAGCTCATGCAAGGCGACATGATTGACCCGGCAGCCGAGATGAAGCAACTTGGCCCCAACGGCGGCGCAATTGTCAACGGTATGGTGGACTGGGCTCGCGGCCTGGTCAACAAGGGTGTCTGGTCAAAGGATGACTTTGAAGAGTTCAAGATCATGGGCGGCACCGCTCGCGGCATCACCGCGCTGATGAAGGTGCGCGAGGCTTACGAAGGCCGGGTGCCAATTAAAAGCGCACCTCTTGAGGGCACTCTCAGCAAGGATGAGCTCTACCAGATGGTGCAAGATCCCAAATACAAAACCGACCCTGGGTATCGAACAAGAGTTGAAAAGATGTTTGATGCCACATTCAGATAATTTCTAGGTAGTTGCCACTTGACCCAGCTTCGGCTGGGTTTTTTTGTACAACAACCAAGCGCCCCTATTGAGCTGTGGCAAAAAAACCATATAATCGCGCCAAGGCCCACCGGGTAACCGACCCTTACCGCAGCGGAAGCTGACGACTGGCTGACGAAATCAGCAAGCATTTGGCCCTGACTATCAGGCTTACCGGCGCGAGAACCATGTTTTTTCAACAACCGAATGAGGTATCAAAATGAGCGTTTCTTTAAGCAATGCCTTCGTTACTCTCTTCGACGCGGAAGTCAAGCAGGCCTATCAAGGTTCAGCCAAGCTAGTTCCAGCGGTTCGCCAGCGTCGTGGAGTCGAAGGTTCAACAGTTAAGTTTCCAAAAGTAGGCAAGGGTGTCGCAACTATTCGCGTCCCCCAAACCGATGTCACCCCTCTGAATGTGGGATTCAGCTCAGTCACTTTGACTTTGTCTGACTTCAACGCAGCAGAGTACAGCGACATTTTCAGCCAAGCCAAAGTCAACTTTGATGAGCGTCAAGAGCTTGTGCAAGTGGTTGCCAACGCTATGGGCCGTCGCCAAGATCAACTGATTCTCGATGCGCTTACTGCATCCAGCACCAGCTTGACCGTCAGCAATGACATTGGTGGCACAGACTCCAACATGAACATTACCAAGCTGCGCGAAGCAAAGCGTCTCATGGATAAAAACAATGTTCCACCAGACGGCCGCCACATCATCATTCACGCAAATGGCTTGGCCAACTTGCTGAGTGAGACCAGCGTGACCAGCTCCGACTTCAACAGCGTTAAAGCGCTGGTGCAGGGCGAGCTCAACACATACCTGGGATTCACATTCCATGTGTTGGGTGACCGCTCCGAAGGCGGCTTGGCTATCGATGGCTCACTTGATCGCAGCTGCTTTGCATTCCACAAGGATGCTGTTGGCTATGGTGAAGGTATTGCCATGCGCACTGAAATCAACTACATCGCCGAGAAAACCTCTTACTTGGTGAATGAAGTATTCAGTGCGGGCGCTATTGCCATTGACGATGAAGGTATCGTCAAGATCACCTGCCGCGAAACTTAAAGGAGACTGACATGGCATTTTCAAGCACTGGTTTTGTGACCGTATGCGCTGCCAAATCTGGCAACGCACCCAGCATGTATCTGTACAAAACAGCAGATACCCAAGCCACGGTTAACACCGTGAGCTACTTTGACAGCATCGCATCGCTGTTGAAGGTCGGTGACATCATCTTTGTCTATGACTCCACTACCCCTAGCTTGGTGTTGACTTACGTCAATGCCGTGTCTTCGGCTGGTGTGGTTGACATTGCTGACGGCACTACCGTGAGCGCAACTGACACCGATTAATTGGTGGTCAGTCAATTGGGCCAGCTTCTGGGGATTCTCGGAGGCTGGCCTTTCTTGTATTAAGGGGTTCAAATGGCTGCTGGCGACACTGGTGTATCGATCTGCTCTGATGCCCTGCTCCTGATTGGTGCCAAGGCAATTTCGTCTTTTAACGACGGCACCGACGAGTCAAGCGTATGCGATCGACTCTATCCAGACATCCGCGATTCCACGCTGGTCATGTACCCGTGGAGCTTTGGTATGAAGAAGGTGCAGCTCGCGCAGCTCATCACCACCCCAACAACATTCTGGCGCTACGAATACCAACTGCCAGGGGACAAGCTGGCCAACCCGCGGGCCGTCTACAACAGCTCTGCGCAAAGCAGCCCGGTGCAGAAGGACTGGGAGATTCAAGGCGACAAGCTGCTCACCAACTTGACCAGCGTCTACATTGACTACCAATTTAGCGTCCCCGAGTTTGCAATGCCTCAATACTTTGTCCAGCTCTTGAAGTACATGGTGGCCTGGCACATTGCTGAAACGATTACGGAACAGCAAGACAAGGCCACCAAGTGGCAGCGCGTGGCAACTGGCGACATCTCTGAAAATGGCCGAGGCGGCTTCTTCCGCACTGCCGCTCAGATTGATGGCCAGAACAATCCTGTGCGGGTGATTGAAGATTACAGCCTGATCGCAGTGAGGAACTGATGCCGCGCTTTGTCGAGTTCACCACCAACTTCGCGACCGGCGAGCTTGATCCGCTGCTGCGTGCGCGGGTAGACCTGGCTGCGTACAACAACGCCTTGGCCAAGGCCACCAATGTGCTGATCCAGCCCCAGGGTGGGCTGCGCCGTAGGCCAGGCACCAAGCATGTGTTTGAGCTGCCAAACAGCAGCACCCCAAGCGCGGCCAATGGCGTGCGGCTGGTGTCTTTCCAGTTCTCAGTCACTGACAGCTACATGTTGTGCTTTACCCACAACCGCATGCATGTCATCAAAAATGGCGTGGTGCAAGCCAACATCAATGGCACCGGCAACAGCTACTTGACCACCACCATCGGCAGCGACATTGTTGACGATATGTGCTGGACTCAGTCTGCCGATACATTGATCGTGGTGCATCCTGACTTACAGCCTGTGCGAATCACCAGGACAAGTGATACAGCATGGCAAGTTGCATCTATCAATTTTGATTCAATACCAAAATATGCTTTTGAACTTGATTCACACATTCGCGCAACAAGTACATTGGCGTTGACGGCTGTTTCTGGAAATGTGGAGTTAACTGCTACAAACACCAACCATACTACCGGCACGGCGCAGGCGGCGACTTCCAGTACTATTACTTTAAAGCCGGCATCAAGTTCTGTCGATGATATTTATGTTGGCATGTTTATTGAAATCACATCTGGAACTGGTGTTGGACAGACACGCTTATGCGAAGACTACAACGGCACAACCAAGGTTTTGACAGTTCATCCTGCTTGGGTGACAACACCAAACAGCGCCAGCCAATATGAAATTTCATCTTTTAAGGCGGCGGCGGTAAACCAATATATAAATGCGCAGCCTCAAGGGCGTGCCCGAATTGTTGAAGTGTTGACAGACACTAAAATTAGGGCTGTTGTTGAATACCCGTTTTTTTCAACTTCTACCATTGATCAGGGCAAATGGGAAATTGAACATGGTTATGAAGATGTCTGGTCGAGCACCAAGGGCTGGCCACGCACAGTAACTTTCCACGAAGGCAGGCTCTACTTTGGCGGCAGCAAGTCTCGGCCATCCACAATCTGGGGCTCCAAGATCGGCCTGTTCTTTGACTTTGTGCCAAGCGAGTCGCTGGATGATGACGCGGTTGAGGCCACGCTTGACACGAACGACCTCAATGTCATCACCGACATCATCAGCGGCCGGGACTTTCAAGTGTTTACCACTGGCGGCGAGTTTTTCATTCCTCAGGCAGGGTCTGACCCGGTCACCCCGCTGACATTCACATTCAAGAATGTGAGCCGCAACGGCATTAAGCCTGGCACCCGAGTGCAATCGGTGGACTCTGGCTCGATCTACATTCAGCGCCAGGGCAAGTCGCTCAACGAGTTCATCTTCAACGACACTCAGTTGACCTACATCACCCAGCGCATCTCGCTGCTGTCTGGGCACTTGCTCAAGGGGCCGCAACGGGTCGCCCTGCGCAAAGCGTCAAGCACCGAAGAGGCTGATCTGCTGCTAATGACAAACACCGATGACGGCAGCATTGCGGCCTTCAGCATCATGCGCAGCCAGCAAGTAACCAGCCCCAGCGAGTTCACCACCGATGGCCGGTTCATTGATGTGGGCGTGGATGTCAACGCGATCTATGCGGTGACCAAGCGCACATTCAACAGCGTTGACCGGTACTTCATTGAGCTGTTTGGCTATGAGTATTTCACCGACTGCGCGTTTATCGGCGGTGCAGCGGCCAGCGCCAGCGGCCTGCCCCATGTGGCCAAGGCGCTGAATGTGATCACAGACGGCTCACCGCAAGGCAACGAGACTGTGAGCGGCGGCGGCTCGGTGACCTTTGACCGGGCCAGCACCACCAGCTTTGAGGTCGGCCTGCCCATCAGCGTGTTTGTCAAGACCATGCCCGCCGAGGTCAAGCTGCAGACTGGCAGCCGGGTGTCGTTCAAGAAGCGGATTGTGGAGATCAGCGCGGTTGTCAACAAGACACAAAATCTGATCATCAACAACCAGCCGGTGGCGTTTCGGTTGTTTGACAATCCGATGCTGGATGACCCAATACCAGAGTTCACCGGCATCAAGCGAGTGAATGGCGTGCTTGGCTACAGCCGCGAGCAATCCATTGAGGTGTCGCAAGATCTGCCAGTCAAGATGAATCTGCTGGGCTTGGATTACCGCGTGGCTGTTTTTTCGGGAACATGACATGGCACTATCCACGGGACAAACAATAGGTATTGCGGGCATCATTGGTGCCTATGGTGAGTCCGAGGCGCAGAAGGCTGCCTCTATAAATCAGCAGACCAGCTACATGCTGCAGGCCCGAGATACCTTGGCGGTTTCTCAAGTGCGCGCCGATATGGCCGGGCAATACGCGACCATCCAGGCTGGCCGCACAATCAAGAAGGCTGAGATTGAGGCGCAGAATTACACCATTGCAGGCAACACCCTGCTTAGAAACATGCGAGCCACCAACGCTGCTGTGCGTGCAAGAGCTGCCGCAAGCGGTGTTGTGCTGGGCGAAGGGTCTGTCCAGGCCGTGCAGCGCGAAAATGTAGCCGCGACCATGCGCGATGTCGGTATCTCTGACCTCAATGCGTTGACCGCTCGGGTGCTTGGCTTTGAAGATGCTAGCGCCATGCTGCAATCCACCGACTACCAGAACATGCTAAACCTTTACAGCGCACGCAGCCAAGCTGGCCAGATGGAATTTGCTGGAACCGCCGCACGCCAAACCGGCGGCATCCTCGCTGGCGCAACATTGGTCAGAGGTGGCGTTGATTACTTGAGGGCTACTGCATAACCATGGCAACAAGAATCGAATCAGGACAAATGCAACTGCGATCTGTTGGCGGGGTGCCAATGGCGCAAGTTCAACAACAGCAGGTTGACTACATTGGGCCGCGTGTTGCTGCGCAGGGCGCGGGGCAGCTTGCTCAAATACTGGATCGCATGAGCGCCAGTGCCTTTGAGATTGGCGGCAAAATTCGGCAGCAAGAGGGTTTGCAGTTTGTGGCCGAGAACCCACTGACGACCGAGCAATTGGAGATGGCAAAAAATGGGATGCCATGGGGGCTTGGTGGCCGTGGCGACATGTCAACAATCAACACAAGCTCACTCAACTTTTTTGACCAGGCCGTGGCCAAGGCTCGCAGTTTGGAGCTGTCTGGCCACTTTGAAATTGAGGGCCGCAACGAGCTGGTCAAACTGCTGACTGATGTTGAGAGTGGCAACGCCACATCTGAGCAGGTCAGCGCCAAGATTAAAACCATATCGGATGGCTACTCCAAGTCGCTGGCACAGGTTGATTCAGAGGCCTCAATCAAGTTCCGCGCCACCATGGCCACGCACGGTAACACCGTGCTTAACGCGGCCTACAAGGCCGAGCTCGACCGGGCCAAGTCCCAACGCATTGCTAAGTTTGACTCTGACTTTGACAGCAGCGTCAGACTGTTGGAAGCTACCGTGTCGCAGGGAAGCTGGACTGACTCCACCGGTCAAACGCGGTCTATTGATGAGCTGGCCGATGTGTTCCGAAAGAATGTGTTGTCTCAATCACTGCTGCTGGGTGACAAGGCGCTGCAGACCGAATACAGCACCAAGTTTGAAGCAGCGCTGCGCACGGCCAAGATCGGCGCTGTGACCAAGGCCTTGATGGTTGATGAGAACATGGTCGATCCAGATCGTACCTTGCAAAAGCTCAAAAGTGGTGACCTGGGAAACATGAGCCCGGTGCTCAAGGATTTAATTGTCAATGACTTTGATGCAGTGGCCAAGGTGACCGCCAACTTTATGGTGGCCGTCAACAATCGAAAATCACTATCTGATGCCAAATTCACAGCAGCCAAACGAGCGGGTGAGGCGGCGGCCATCGATTTATTGGAGCAGATTTTTCCTCTGCCTGACAACAGCCCCAAGAAACGGCAACTGATTGAGCAGCTAAATAATTTGCCCGCTGGATCAGTGCCCATTGGTACGATCAAGGACTTGTTGGAGCCCAAGCCGCCAAAGGAAGCAGAGTCAAATCAAGGTGTCTATTTCAACTTACTCGCCGGGATCTACAACAATACGATTACCGACCCCAAGAAAATTTGGTCACTGGTTGGCAAAGGAATTACTGGCAAGGATGCTGTCTCTGCGCTCAAGCTGCTGCAAACCGAAGACCGTCGCGACAGCTCAGAGCTTGATCGCGGCGTATCCGCATTAGCGGGTATACCGGTTATTGCTGGCAGCGTGGTGGTGATTGACCCAAAGGGCTAAGAATTTAAACGCCGCACTGAACTGCAAGCGCGGGCGCTGGAAATACAGGCGACTGCGGCACGCGAAGGGAAGACGTTGACACCGCGTCAAGTCCTGAGCCAGTTGGAGGACGGCATCGCAAAATCGCGAAGCACCGAGACTGCAAAGGCCGCGAAAAAATCGCTTGAGACCTACGAGAAGCAAGAGTGGATCAACGGGCCGATTACCCGCGACACGCTGCCAGCTCTTGAGCGCAAAGCTGGCACAGATAGAAAAAAGCTGCAGGAGCTAAATCGGATCAAGCAACTGCTTAAACAAGCAGAGGGAGGACAGTAATGGCATACAGCCCTATTGAGGACAAGTACCTGTCGGCGCTTACCGCTTTTCAGTTTCCTGACATGCCTGTTGAGCCTGTGATGCCTGAGCAAAGTGGAGCCATGGGCACCATGCCGGGCGACATCCAGTTGGCTGAGGTTGGCTCGCGTGGTCTACCAGAAAGCGCCTACACCGGGCGCAACCCAGACAGTATAAAAGCTGTTGATCCAACCATAAGGCAGCGGTTGGCTGACTTCTTGCAGTCTAAATTTGTTGATCTTGGCATGGATCAATACAAGGCTCGCCAGAACGCTCAGACGCTGATTGGCGGTGGCAGTAGCAATTTGCCGTTGACTATGGGCCTGGCTGACTTTGTTCCATTCCTTGGCACAACTATGCAGCTAGAGGAATCTGGAGTCATGGCTGGAGAAGCTGTCGAGTCTGCCAAGCGTGGTGACCTTGGTACAGCCGCGTTACAAGCCGGTGGAGCTGCGGCGGGTATTGTGCCTGGTGCAACTAGCACCATAAAAGCTGGAAAAAAATTAGTTACAGAACTTGGCCCTCAAGCCGCAGACACGCTTGCGACCGTTGTTGAAAAACAAGGTTTCCCTATTCGCGGTTTGAATATTGTGGAGCCATCAAAATTTAATCCAAAGGTTGAGGTGCCAAAGGCCGTTGACTTGGTGGCCAATGATCCAGCATTGAGTACATTTTTGCCCCAAGCACAGCGTGCCCCATCAGTTGCGCTGCGTTTGACAAAGCCAGAGATCAAAGGCACTGGAGAAAAAGGTGTTCTGACTGTTGGTGATATTGGCCTTGTGTTGGAAAAGTCGCAACTGTCCATAAACAAGGGCAAGCCGCTTGATCCAACAAAACCCAAAGATTTGGTCAAGATGGTGGACTCTGCCACGGCAGAAGCTGAATATCAGATGTCGCAGCCAATTACTGGCGCGACATGGTACGAGGATGATGTATTCCAAGCGTTTGCTCTTGGATCAAAAGTTATTCCAGAGCTTGCGACAGATGAACCATTGCGTGTGATGACTACAGCTTTTGCGGCATCAACAAGCTACAACAAACGAGCATCTGACAATTGGTCTGTTGCCATGCGCATCACTGAAGACCTAATGAAAACTGGAAAGGTTCCTTCTCGAAACCCGGACAATGGAAAGTTATGGGGCGGCACCACTGGGCCGATCATGGAGCAACAGCTTAATTTGCACCAGTACATGATCAATCGGATGGGAATGGATGACTACGCTGAGTGGTTACTTACTCCGCACACGGTCAAAGAAATTAGCGACATGAAAGCGGCATCTGGTCTGTACAAAACTCCGGGGATTCCTGGTAAAGCAACAGACATGAAGATGGGCTCTTTCATCATGGGTGAAAAAGGTGGTGCATTCTTCTTGAACCTCAACGGTATCAAGGAAACCACCGCTGATAAATGGTTCACACGAACTTACAACCGCCACACTGGAACACTAACCTCTGGCCCGGTCAGCGAGCAGGGATTGGTTGACGCACCGCGCAATGAGTCAGAGCGCTCTGTAATGAAAGTATTCAACCGAGCGGTTGCAAATAACATGAGCTTGGATGAGCAGGCTAACCAAGCTGTGCTGTGGTATTACGAACAGAGCCTGTACTACAATATGGGCATTAAATCTGCAAGATCGGAGAGTTTTTCAGATGGAGCCAAAAACCTACTCAATGCCAGAGGAATCCCTTTCACAGATGCCGAGCTCGCTGGAGCTAGAGGCCGCAGCGATGCGGGTCAAGCTACAGCAAAACCGCAAAGCGCTGGAGGAGCAGGGAATACAGTCGGCATCGGACAAGCTGCGCCAACTTCAGCAGCAACTCCAAGCACAGTAACTGGGGTCAATTTGGCTCCACTGCCAGGAGCTAAGTAATGGCCATCGAACAACGACCCCTTGAACAACGACTAGGTCAGATCCTGCCGGGCGCTGCGCCCAGCACTCCCCTTGAAGACATCCCGCTTGAGCCAATGCCAGGCGCTGACCAAGGCGTTGACATAGAGATGCCGTTGGATCAGTTGGGCACCCCAACCATGGGAGAGGGCATCCAACTCGCTGGCCCTATGGATGCCGCCATCCGCAAGCTGATCACCAGGCAGGCCACCAAGGCCGAGCGCAATCTGGTGCCTGATGCTGCCCGCGCTATGTCGGGCGAGCTGCCAGAAGCTGCAAAGGCTGGCCGATTCAAATTGATCCCCGAGGCTGACCAGGCGCTGACACAAACCGTTGAGACGGCCGTCAAGGCGCGCCAAGCAAAGGCACCCAATGTAGGCAAGCCCAGCCCCAGCGCGGCAGAGGCGGCAGCCGGTGTGCCGGTTGAGCCGTTTAACCTGAGCCGCTACAAGACCCAGGACGCGGCGGCTATTGTGGGCGGCGTGGCTGATGCGCTTGGCATCAAGACCAAGTCGGTCACGTTCCAGGAGATCAAAGACAAGGCGGCAGAGTCTGGCATCAGCGAGGCGTTTCTTTCTCGGCTGGTCAGCAGCGACGGCAAGATGATGCCAAGCGCCGTGGAAACGTACAAAGCTCTGGAGGTGCTGGAGTCCAGCGCCAATGAGCTCGACCGCATGTTCAGGCTTGTCGCCAGCGGCAATGCCACCGACGTTGACAAGCTGGTGTTGCGCCAGCAGATCGCATTTCACGGGTTGATCCAGCGCGGTGTCAAAGGCATCCAGACAGAAACTGGCCGCGCCCTGGCTGTGTTCCGAATCCCGCGTGATGGCAACTCTGCCATGGTGCGTCAGGTGATTGACGAGTACGGCGGCGACAACGCTTTGTCCGATATGGCCAAGTCCTATTTGGTGCTGGAGTCTCGCGCCGCGCAGAACGCGATGATCGAAAAGTCGATGATGTCTGGCGTGAAGGATGTCTGGTTCACCACCTACATCAACGGCCTGCTGTCTAGCCCCGTGTCGCATGCCAAGAATATTGTGTCCAATACCAGCTTTGGCCTGTATCAGATCCCTGAGCGGCTGATGGCTGCCTTCTACAGCAACGTGCTGCCACCGGGTGTGCGCTCATTTAGGGCGCTGGTGCCCGGCAGTGAAACTGAACAGATTGCCTACGACGAAGCGCTGACTATGATCCAATCGCTGCGCAACGGCATTGTTGAGGGTTTTGATTTAGCCACCACCGCGTTCAAGAATAACCAGCCCAGCGACTTGATGAGCAAAATTGAGGCGCAGCGCGGGACAGCCGTGCCGCCCATCAGCTCTGCCGCCTTTGGCATTGAGCAGGACAAGTGGTTTGGCAAGGCCATCGACTACTACGGCACTGCAGTCACCCTGCCGGGCCGGTTGCTGATGGCCGAGGATGAGTTTTTTAAGGGCACGCTCTACCGCATGCAGCTCAACACCCTAATCACCCGGCGCAGCAAGTCGGTCTACCGCGAAGCACTGGACTCTGGCATGTCGGAGACAGACGCGCTGGCCAAGGCTGAGGCAGAGACCATCAGCCTGTTCCAGAACCCGCCTCGGGATCTGGATGAGGCGGCTGTGCTGTTTGCCCAGAAGGGCACCTTTACGGCAGACCTGCCGCCAGCTCTCAAGAATCTACAGCAGACCTTCAACCACCCGGCCCTCAAGATTGTGGTGCCGTTCTTCAAGACCCCGGCCAACATTGGCCTCGAGGTTATTGAGCGCACCCCGTTTGCCCCGCTGTCAAGCCAGTGGCGCGAGGAGATCGCCAAGGGCGGCGTGTACCGCGACATGGCCCTGGCCAAGGTAACGCTGGGCTCTGCTGTGCTGGCCACCTTTGCGGCTTTGGCCGGCGAGGGCAGCATCACCGGGCGCGGCCCGGCTCGCAAGGCTGATCGTGACGCGCTGATCCGCGACGGGTGGCAGCCTTACTCACTCAAGATTGGCGACAAATACTACAGCTACAGCGGCATGGAGCCCATCTCTGCCCTGCTGGCCGTGGCCGCTGACTACGCTGAATACGCCAAGCATGAGCAGGATGCCAGCAAGATTGAGGAGGTCTTTCTGGGCGGCACCTATGGCCTCTACGAATACCTCAAAGAGCAGCCCTACCTCCAAGGCGTGGCCGAGGTGGCCAAGCTCCTGGGCACCACCCAGCAGGGCGAGGTTGATGGCAAGAAGATCGTGGACGGCTTGGTCAAGCAGTTTGGTGGCTTTGTCATTGGCGGCTCGCCTGCTGGCGCTTACAGCTCGCTGCTGGCTGGCATTGAGCGCTTGTCAGATCCGACCAACCGCGACACCCGCGCCAGCCCCGAGCTGCCCATGGGCGTGCGCGGGTTTATCGAGGCCTTCAACAAGTACAAGTCACGATTGCCGTACTTCAGCGCTGATCTGCCAGAGACGCTGAATCTGTGGGGTGATGAGACCATGTCTGGCACGGGCGCAGCCTACGAGCTGGTGCTGCCAACCCGCGTGACACCCCAAAAGTTTTCTGAAGTGGATGACGCGCTGGTGCGCATGGGCTCACCGATCGGCATGCCAGAGCGCAAGATCGATGGGGTCGAGATGGACGCATTTCAATACAACCGGCTGCTGACCATCTACGGCAAGGAGCTGCCGTCCAAGACTGAGATCTTGAACATCATGCAGACCCCAGGCTTTGACTTGCTTTCGCTGGATGACCAGCAAAAGACGGTGCAGCGGGTGCATTCCAAATACATGGACGCGGCCAAACAGCAGCTCAAAATAGAAGAGCCCAGCATACAGGCCAAGATCGATGAGCTCAGTGAGCTCCGAAAAGCCAACGGCCTCTATTACAAACCCGATTAAAACCGTACAATTCCCAACAGGAAGGATTGAATTATGGCCATACCAATCAGCAACGTAACCCGCCGGGTTGTCTACGCCCCCAGTGGCGCTGGTGGCGCTGGCCCCTACGCCTTCACCTTTGAGATCTTGGCCAACACCGACATTGCCGTGTTCAAGGATGACACGCTGCTGACGTTGACCACCCACTACACTGTGACGATCAACGCGAATGGCACCGGCTCGGTGACCATCACGGCGACGGGACTCGCACTCGCTCCTACTTCTCCAACGCAATACGCAATCGTCGGCAACCGCACCATCAGCCGGTCAACCGACTTCACCACGGGCGGCGACTTCTTCGCCAACACACTGAATGACGAGCTCGACCAGCAGACTATCTTTGCCCAGCAGAATGCCGAGGGTGTTGCCCGTGCATTAAGCGCTCCACAGACAGACCCGACCACCATCAATATGACATTGCCCAGATCGACCTTAAGGGCGGGCAAAATTTTGACATTTGACTCAAGTGGCAACCCAACAGCCGAGCAAGTAATTGGATCTAACCGTGGCAACTGGGCTTCTGGCACCAGCTACTTTGTGCGAGACCTTGCAAAAGACACAACCACAAACAACGTCTTCCAGGTCATTACAGCGCATACCTCAAGCGGCTCTTTGCCGATCACAACCAACGCTGACTCTGCAAAGTGGATGCTGCTGGTGGACGCGGCATCTGCCACAACATCAGCCACCAACGCTGCAGCCTCTGCCTCTGCTGCGTCTACCAGCGCCAGCGGTGCATCGACATCGGCTACAAACGCTGCAGCCTCTGCCAGCACGGCCAGCACTCAAGCTAGCAATGCGAGCACCTCTGCGACCAACGCTTCCAACAGCGCAACAGCAGCATCTAGCTCAGCAACTACCGCAAGCACTGCTGCGACCAATGCCGGGAACTCGGCAACCTCAGCGTCAACCAGCGCAACAAATGCCAGCAACAGCGCCACATCGGCAAGCGGGTCTGCCAGCACTGCAACGACCCAGGCCAGCAACGCCAGCACATCAGCGACGGCCGCAGCCGCCTCGGCGAGCACGGCCACCACCCAGGCGACCAACGCATCTACCTCTGCATCAGCGGCCAGTACCTCTGCATCAAATGCAAGCACCTCGGCCAGCAACGCATCGGCCAGTGAAACGGCTGCGGCCGCATCTGCCGCATCCGCTGCTGCCAGCTTTGATGCGTTTGATGACATCTACCTGGGTGCCAAGGCAAGCAATCCCACTGTTGACAATGACGGCAACGCGCTGACTACTGGGGATCAGTACTTCAACACCACAGCCAACGAGCTGCGCGTTTGGAATGGCAGCACATGGCAGGCAGCATCTACTGTTGGTGGCACTGTAACGAGCCTAAATGTGACAGGAGTTGCCAGCTTTGCAGATGGATCGGCTGCTGCACCATCTATTACCAACGATGGCGACACCGACACCGGCATCTTCTACCCTGCCGCCAACCAAGTAGCCATCGCCACCAACGGCACACAAGCCATGCTGGTGGACGCAAGCCAAAACGTGACCATAAGCAGCGACCAAATTTCTTCTGCTACATCCCATGTGGCTAGTCAACACGCAATGGTTTTGCGGTCGGCAACGACAAACCAACGGTCAATAGTTGCTGTTGCACCAAACGGTAGTGGCGGGTTGGCTGATTTTTGCATATCCGCTACGAGCGATTTACAGACAAATTACAATCAAATTCGTATTGGCTCTGATGGAACTGGTTTTTTTATTGCTTCCGAAAAAGGGGGAACTGAAACAACTAAATCTCTACGATTTGGTGTAGCAGGAACGGCTTTAACCATTGACACAAGCAATAATGTGGGGATTGGCACTAGTTCGCCATCGGTAAAGTTTCAAGTTGACCACTCATCTGACGTAGCGGCAATTAACGCATCTGGCGGCGGAATTACATTAAAAATGAGCAACTCATCTGCAAATGATGTTTTGCTCCGCATGACAAATAACTCCAATAATTTTTACGACATTCGTAATTTAACAAGTGGGAGTGCTTTTACTATTGGATATAACGGTGATGAACGGATGCGTATTGACTCCAGTGGCAATGTGCTGATTAACAGCTCAAGTGGTAGCCCTTGGGTTTCTTCTAAACTATTTGTTTCTGCTGCATATTCAACATTTACAAATTCTGATGCGCCAATTCTTTGCTGGAATACATCAACATCGGGAACGCGAGGATTAATAAACTTTAGAACAAATGCAATAGGCACACCAACTGGATTAGGCGGTATTAACACTGATGGAACAAATACAATATATTCAACTACATCAGATTACCGGCTAAAAGAAGAAATTGCCCCAATGACAGGAGCGTTGGCAAAAGTGTCTGCGCTCAAACCTGTTACCTATAAGTGGAAATCAAACGGTTCTGATGGTGAAGGTTTTATTGCTCACGAACTAGCGGAAATCTGTCCACACGCCGTTACGGGCGCAAAAGATGCAGTAGATTTGGATGGAAACCCAATCCATCAAGGCATTGACTTATCGTTCCTTGTCGCAACCCTGACCGCCGCTATTCAAGAACTCAAGGCAGAATTTGATGCCTATAAAGCAACCCACCCATAAGGACTTACCATGACTACTACAACTTGGAACATCGTACAAACTCACTACCTAGTAGCAGACGGATTTATCACCACCGCGCACTGGACAGCATCCGCTGTTGATGGTGCATACACCGCTGGCACTTACGGGTCTTGCAGCTTTGCTTCTGCTACGCCATCCATTCCCTACGCCAGTGTGACCATGCAGGAAGTGCTGGACTGGTGCTGGGCCAACGGCGTGGACAAGACTGCTGTTGAAACCAACCTTACCGCACAAATTGCAGCATTGAAAAACCCTGTAAGCGCTACTGGCACACCTTGGAGCGCGTAAATGGAATTCCAGCCAATGTTCAACTTCATCGGCGGCGCAATCCTTGTCGCTGTTGGATGGTGGTGCAAAGAAATATGGGACTCTGTCAAGACGCTGAAGGAAGACATCAAGCAGATTGAGATTGACCTGCCAAAGAACTACGTCAGCAAGGCAGACATCGAGAGCCGACTGGACAAGATTGACGCGACACTGGAGCGCATATTTGACAAGCTGGAAAACAAGGCCGACAAGTGATTGACCAGACTGTTTCAGCGGAAAGTCCATGGCCTGGCACTGAGACAAAGACGGTTTTGGTTTGTCGTATTCCTAAACGAGAAGAGGACAAGAAGATGGGTGCTAACGAATTCATGGACAAAGACGGACGCATCTGCCGCTGGGTAGTTGTGAACAAGAAATGATTGATCCGTTCACGGCCTTTGCTATTGCCCAGGGTGCGGTGGCAGGCATAAAAAAGCGGTAGCCCTTGGTAAAGATATACACGGCCTATACAAAGAATTCAGCAGTTTCTATCAAGCGGCAGACACGGTACACC